AGGAGGCATTGAGAGTATCGGTTCAAATGAACACCCTAGCCGCCGATCTTGCTTCCCTTAAAAACTTCCAGGGCGGGGCGGCGGGGGCGGCAAATGCCATGCTGCGCGCTATGATCGGGGAACGCGAAGCCCTAAAAGGCCTCGGCATAGCGCTAAACGAAAAAATGGTGATGGATAAGATGGCCGCGATGTATGCGGCTGGAACAAACGCTAAGTCCCTGCAGCACTTAAAGATACTGGCGACACTTGCGCTGGTGACTACACAGGCGAAGAACTCAGTAGGTGACTACGCCCGCACAAAAGAGGAACTCGCCAACCAAGAGCGTCGCACCGCTCAGGAAATGATAAAGTTTAACGAGATTTTTGGAAAGATCCTCGTACCCATCATGATCAAGATGAACAAAGTGGCGCAAGCTACGTTGCAGTGGTTTACCGACCTAAGTCCGACCACTAAAAAAGCAGCCCTTGTCATAGCCGGTCTTGCTGCGGTGCTCGGCCCGTTGCTGCTAGTAATTGGCTCACTGGGGTTAGCGCTCCCCTACCTCGCGGCTGGGTTCGCCGCCATAGGCGTCGCCTTTGCCGCCGCATTCGGCATCACCGGGTCACTGGTCATGGTGCTAGCGGGTGCGGCATACCTCATCGTTGACAATTGGGGTGCAGTCAAAGACTTTTTCATTAGTTTGAAAGAAGTTATAGCGCCCATATTCGACTACGTCGTAGACTTCATCTACAAGTTCTCGGGGCTGAAGGATGTAGTTGAAGCGTTTAAGACGTTAAACACCGAGGGGTGGCTGACCCTCCCGGATATCGGTGGCGTTGTCGGGAAGCTTGAGGGGCTGGCTGCAGAATTCATGGTTAACACGGGCTTAGACGCACGTACGGCCGTACCCATAGCACTACCCCGACAACGCGTAGACGTCGGAGTCAGTGTAGGACTCGACCCCGGTCTCAAGCAGACCGGAGCCGTCAACATACTGGGCCAGGGCACCCGCCGTGGTGATGTGGGTGCGATGTAATGATCGAACTTAAAACAGCCAAGTATGGGGGCGTAGAGCTTCTATTCACTGACCTCCCCACAACGGGCGGCAACCGGCTGATAAAATACCTCTACCCCGGATCTGATAAACAATCGATAGAGCGTCAGGGTCTCATCCCCCGTTCGTTCACCATGACGATTATCATTCCCGATGAGAACTATGAGCAGATAAAAGAAAACACGCTGAGGGTCTTAGACGACGGCGTTAAAAAGGCTTTCACACACCCGACTTTCGGCGCTATCGAGAACGTAATCAATGGCCCGTGGACACTGACTGAGCGTACCTCCGAACTCGGTCGGGCTGAGATAACTACAACCTTTGAAATCGACAACGCCCCCGGCATCCCGCAACAGTCCGGTGCGCTGGCCTCTCAGGTTCAAGAGCAAGGAAGCGCCACGGGTGACGAACTCGAAGACGACCTCGGTGAAGGGTACGACGTGACGCCTGAAGCTCCTGGTAATTTCGCGGACGCATTAGACAACCTTAACGACGTATCTGCGGCCATCGCCAGCGTGGCGGATCTTGCGGACCCGCTGTTAGAGAACATCGCGTCGTTCCGCCAATCTGTCTCCAACTTCACAGGCAGCATTAACAACCTAATACAAACGCCTGCCGCCTTAGCCGGTGAGATCTCCGGCATGTTCGAAGACGTCAATAACCTGTTCTCTGCACCGGAAACGCTGCTAGGGGCTTTCACGTCGTTATTTTCATTCGGTGCCGACGATCCCGTGGTACTGCCCACCACAGCCGGGCGGATACAACGCATAAAAAACAGAGAGCTAGTACGCGCCAACATGCGTACAAATGCTCTGATTTACGCCTACCTAAGCGCAGTAGAGAGTGAGTATAGCAACACTGATGATCTTGACGCGGTGCAGGCCAGCCTAGAGGCCCAATACCTCGATATCCGTAACAACCAACTGATAAGCGGTGCCACGTCTGAAGAGCTTGACAGACTGAGGGTACAGGCGCAGCAGTCGTTTGATATCGTCCGGGTGAACACTCGGGCCATCATCACAATTGAAACCCCACGTATCCCGCTCAGTGTGCTGGTGTTTAAATACTACGGCTCTACAGAACTGTTTGACGTCATAGCGGAGATGAACAACGTGAAACAGAACGCTTTTGTTGAGGGTGAGCTTAGGATACTTACCGAATGATAGAAGTCGTCATCAACGGCACGCCCTATGTCGACTTCGTGAGCAACTCGGTTACGGTGTCGCTCTCGTCTGTGGCTAACGATTTTACCGCCGTAGCCAGCGCCGTGAACGGTTTCCCGCCTTTAAAAGTAAATGATACCGTTGAAATACGGGTTGATGACGTGCTAGTACTCACTGGGTGGATCGATGAGATGTCAGGCGCAGACCAGGAAGAGGAACACCTTGTAACCTACACAGGGCGCGACAAGACCGGAGACTTCATCGACTCTCAGATTAACGTAATGGACGACATTAAAGCCGGTCCAAGCCTTACGCTAAAGCGGATCATTGAGCTCGTTATCGCCCACCTTGGCACTGACCTAAAAGTGGTTGATCTAGTCGATAGCGACCCATTCAACGAAGCCGAGGACATACTCGCACCCAAGGTCGGACAGAAAGCTTTAGAATTTGTTGCCGTGTACGCCGCTAAACGCCAGTCGCTCCTTAGTTCAAACGGCGAGGGAAACCTCGTGATTACCCAATCGCAACCGACTGACTCGGGCGCTGTCGTTCAGAGGCTAAGCGATGCCGATGACAACAACATCCTGTCACAGAAATGGCAGGTTAACGGGTCACAGCTCTTCAACAAATACATCGATCGTGGGCAGCTCGACCCGAAAGCCTTTAATTTTTCAGGCTCTTTCAGCTCCTCTGCTGTGTCCAATCAGGAGGGGGGAGTGGTTGACGGGGCCGTCAGGGAGGGCCGTCAGTGGGTAAAGGTCAGGAGCAAATCATATAGCTCAGAACAGCTTAAAAACTTGTCCAAATGGTCGAAGCAACTAGCGGCGGCTAAAGCGACACGGTTTACCTGTGTAGTGAGAGGGCATCAAATGCCACAGGGCGGCCTATGGGTCGCTAACACTCTCGTTCAGGTCAACTCAGACGTGGCCGATATCAACCGTAAAATGCTCCTCGACACCACCACGTTTATGCAGGGTGAAGGGCGACCGACTGCCACACGGTTAGAGTTTGTAGAAGCGAACGTCTACACTATAGACGAGAAGATAAGAGCACAACGGCCCGTAGGGAGCATGAATGACATCTTCAAATCTCTGGGGTAGGGTCACAGGCGCAGACAAAGGCCAGGACGTTCCCGTGCAACAGGTCGAGGTGCTCGGTCGTGTTGGCGATTGCGTCATAGTGAGCCCTTACGGACTCTACGCCGACCTGCCTAACGATGTGCTACTAACTGAGGTAGGTGAAGGGAAAGCGGCCTCTGTTACAGTTAAACGGCCTGACGACTTGGCGCGAGGAGAACCTGCGTTCTTCCACCCTGAGACTAACAGCCGGGTGATTGCACGTAATGACGGGAGTTTGGAGCTACTCGTAGGGGACAACAGCATCAAGATTTCAGAGAGTGGCGTAGACATCACCGGTACGCTTACGATTAACGGCGACGCCTACCTTGATCACGGTCACGCCGGATCAGCTACAGCACCCGACGGACCGGTATCTAACACAGGGGTGGTGGTGCCATGACTACTGACGTAGCACTAAACACAGACAAAGGCTATTACGATTTCGCTTGGACTGCTGACGGGGACATCTCCACCGATCAGACGCTCGACACCTACATTTTAATGTGCATATTTGAGGAGGTACGGGCCACACCGGCTGAGATACCGCCATCACATGCACGCCGAGGGTGGCTCATGAATGAGTCGACGCCGGGATTTGAACAGGGGTCTAAGGCGTGGCAATTCGAACAAGAACGCATCACGGGAACCGTCCTCGCAGAATTAGGCGTCGTTATCAGTAATGGCCTGCAGACTATGGTTGAGCAAGGGATCGCCGTAAACGTCGAGGTAGAGACACCGTTTCTTAAGAATGGTAACGTGTGCGTATACATTAACCTGACCCGCGATGGGTCCAAAGTGGACCGGCGGTTCTATGAGCTGTGGGATAATACAGGGAGGAATTTTTAAATGGGCGTAGGTACTCCAAGCAATGCGACACAGGTAGAGAACAGCCTTAAGGTAGACGTTCAGCGTGAAGCGCCGGACTCTAATCCATACCTTAATGTTAGCTGGATACGGTCGCTCATTGCGGGTGTGGCCCGTCGTCAATTCGATCAATACGGTGACCTAGGGCGCACTGAGAACCGTTTATTCCCCGATACTACCGACCCAGAATGGGCCACTAAATGGGGGACTACTTACGTCGGGCCACCGAACGCCGCTACCGGTTCCACGGGCCAACTGGTCGCCACCGGAACCGCCGGAGGTGCTATACCCGTTAGCGCGGTATTGACCGCCGGAGCAGTTGAATACACGGTAACGTCAGGCGGTACGGTTAGTCTTGAAAGTATCAGTGTGGCATCGATCACGCGTAGCGGGACGACCGCAACCGTAACGACTGACGCTGAGCATAACCTGTCCTCCTTCGTACCCGTAACGATCAGCGGGGCGGGTGAGGCTGAGTACAACGTCACTGACGCCGGCATAACCGTGACAGGGGCCAACACGTTCACCTATCAGGTGAGCGGCTCACCAGCGACACCCGCAACCGGTACGATCCTAGCTGGATTCACCACCGCTGTTGTAACCGTCGAATCTTCAACGTTTGGGGACGACACCAACCAAGCAGTCGATTCCCCGCTGGTACTGCAGAGCCCGATAGTAAATGTTGACGATACGCTCTATGTAACGTTCGGGGCACTCGGCGGCGGTGCGGATGCCGAATCGGTAGCGGACTACAACGCTCGCTACCTTGATAAGATACGCAACCCGGTAGCGCATTTCAGCGTGGCCGATATCGTGGCCAAAGCTAAAGAGGTGAACGGCGTTACGCGCGTATTTGTTCAGCCTTCAGGCACACAAGTCGGTATCCTAGCCGTCACCAGCGTCACACGAGTGGGTAACGTTGCGACGGTAACTCTCACGTCTCCGAGTACGTTACAAAGCGGCATGGCCGTCACTATGAGCGGGGCGATTGAAACCGACTACAACGTGGAGAACGCCCGGATTATCGTAGAGAGTACGACCATTTTTCATTACATTGTGACTGGGTCGCCTTCCACACCGGCCACCGGCACGATTCTCACGACGGGGGTAATCCCGCTCGGTCAGCTTACCACCTATTTCATGCGGGATAATGACGACGACCCGATACCGTCGGGCGCTGAAGTGGCCGTGGTTAAAGCTAAGCTCGACACCATATCGCCCGCCAACACGGCGACCACTGACAGCATTGTATTGGCGCCCACAGCCAACCCTATCGATTACACGTTTACGTCGCTGCTCCCAGACACGCCCACAATGCGCTCGTCTGTTGAGGCGAGTATCCGGCAGTTCCACGATGAAGAGACTTCAGTCGGTGCGGGGGTTACTCAGGACGCATACAGAGCCGCGATTCAGAACACCGTTGATCTAGATACCGGAGACGCACTGGTCGCATTTGGATTATCCACGCCAACCGGTGACATTGCTGGGGATCTCGGGGTGATTGAGACTAAGGGAACGGTGGCCTTTCCGTGATTGAGTACAGCTTAGACGATCACGTTCGAGCGTTGGCCGCATGCCTGCCTAACGGTGATACGTTTGAGGGGAAAAACATCCAAGGGTCGAATCTCAATCAACTGTTGCGTGGGTTGGCTACTGAGTTCAAAAGGGGCGAAGACTATCTCATCACGCTGGAGAACGAGTACTTTCCCGACAATACGTCGCTGTTTCTTGACGAGTGGGAAAAGGCAATCGGTATACCCGATACATGCTTCCCCGGCAACGGGACCACCGAAGAGCGTAGGCTGCACATAGTGCTGAAACTATCGTCGCTGGGCGTGCAGACTGCCAGTGACCTCGAGGAGTTGGCGCTACTGTTCGGGTTAACGCTGACAGTAACGGGCCAGGATCAGTTTACGATTAGAGTCGAAGGGTCCGGCATTTCGTCCAGCTGGCCGCCCTACGACGTGCCTTTTGATGTAGGGGGTGGCGCTAACGTGCTAACCTGCCTATTCGAACATTTAATACCAGCGAATACCGACCTATTATTCGTTGAAGCTTAAGGAGCCTCACTCATGGCCGCGACCGAAAAAGTCTTTTTAAACGGCAACCCGCCACAGTGTGAGGATGACGACCTGAACGGCTACAAGTTGGAGAACAACAATCTCATCTTAGGCAGCGGGCAAGGGCTCAGCACTGCCGACCACCAACAGACACATAAAGCCGTTTCGGCCTACACCC